GGAAACGGTGGTGGTAGTGGTGGAAGAGTCATATGTACAGAATTACATAGCACAGGAGAAATGTCTACTGTTGATTGGGTAAGAGATACAAGATTTACATTTAAAACTTTAACTAAAAGTCATGTTAAAGGATATTTATTTTGGGCAATACCAACTGTAAGACATATAAAAAAATATCCACTATATAGAAAAATTTGGAAACACATTGCACAACATAGAGCTAATGATATAGCATGGAGATTAGGTGAAAGTAAATTTGATTTACTCGGAAGAATATACGCAGGTATAGGAGAACCTACATGTTGGTTAATTGGAAAATTTGTTAGTGATAAACAATACAATGAATTAAATCTTAAAAATTGGAGAAAAGCATAATGGCAATAGGACCAGACAATCAAGTAACTACAACAGGATTAATGGGAGCAACACCAAAATTACCTGATGCACCTGATATGTCAGGATTAGGTCAAGGTCAGACACAAGGTGGTCAAGCACCTGCACCAATGGCAGAAAGACCTGTGCCTGAAAAAACACAAGATCCAAATATAGACGAAAGAATACAGAATTTAAATGAAACAGAAATAGCACAATTAGATGGGTTATTAGGTCCAAGTAATGCAGCTATTTTAAAGAAGATTGCACCTGAAGCTAGTGGTTTAATAGATCAATTTACAAGCGAAGAAGATGTAGTATCTTTACCAATATCAGCTATTAAAAATTATGCTATAAAGATATATGGTGGAGATGAAAAACTAGCAGTGCAAAATTTCATAACCGATTTGTCTGGTCAAGAGCCAGATAATACTAATGTGCCACCTGATACGGCAACTGAATCTACAGGTATGATGACTCAACAGTCTGATGACATGCCTTCAGATATACAAGCTATAGACGAAGGAACAGAAACAGTTTAGTATCAGCCCACAAATTATGGAAGTGAGCTACCCTTATCCATAAGGCACTCAACCAAAGAGGAAATAAAATGGAAAATGAAGAAAATACGGCAGTAGAAGTTTCGGAAGAAACTAAAACTGAAAAACCTAAACTTTTTAAAAAACCAAAAGTAAAACCTTATAGTAAACATCAAGACGATGACGATGCTGAAACTGAAGCATTTGCTAGAGGTGAATTAGAAAAGTTTAATAGAGAAAAAGCAGAAACAGCAACCGTTCAAAAGGACACTGAAGCATCAGAAGAAATTGCAAGCTCAGATGGTAAAGCTACTCCTTCAACTGAACGCCCTGAAAATGCAGAAGAACGTGTCTTTAAGAAACGTTATGACGATTTAAAAAGACACTATGATTCTACACTTGGAAAGCATAAAGATGAAGTTCGTACTTTAAGAACTCAACTTGAACAATCATCTAAACAGTTTGTTCCACCTAAGTCTAAAGATGAATTAGAGGCTTGGAGAAAAGAGTATCCTGATGTATATGATATGGTTGAAACCATAGCTATGACAAAAGCTGATACTAGAGCAAAGGAGATGGAGGATAAATACCAAAATCTTCAAGTTCAACAAGAACAAATTAGTAGAGAAAAAGCTGAAGTGGAATTGTTAAAAGCACATCCTGACTATAAAGATATTCGTCAAAAAGATGAATTTCATGAATGGGCTGCTAAACAAGATCCTACTATACAAGGTTGGTTGTATGAAAATACTTCTAACTCATCACTAGCTGGAAGAGCTATTGACTTATATAAAATGGATACTGGTGTTAGCAAACTATCTAAAAAACAGGAAACAGCTGTTAAGAAAGAAGCAGCTAAAGCTATAACAAAAACTGCTAAAGCTACTGAGACAGAGTTACCTAAAAAGAAAATTTGGTCTAACGCTGAAATTAGTAAAATGACTGTTAATGAGTATGCAAAATACGAAGAAGAAATCGATAAAGCTGTAAGAGAAGGTAGAATCCAACCTTAACAATAATAACTATATAATAGGAGACAAACACTATGGCTACTATGGGACTAGCGTCTGGTTATCAAAATTTACCTTCGGGAAATTGGGTACCAGCGGTATATAGTCAAAAGGTTCAAAAGTTTTTCAGACGTGCATCAGTTGTTGAAGATATTACTAACACTGATTACGCTGGAGAAATTGAAAATTTTGGCGACACGGTAAATATCGTGAAAGAGCCTTCAATTACTGTAAGTGATTATGCGAGAGGTCAAACTGTAAACACACAAACTTTGGCAGATGATAAGTTACAACTTACTGTCGACCAAGGTTCATACTTTGCGTTTAAAGTAGACGATATCGAAGAAAGACAATCACACGTAAATTGGGAAGCTCTTGCAACTTCTTCAGGTGCTTATTCACTTAAAAGAAACTATGACTACAATGTTTTAAAAAACATTTATGACAATGCTGCAACATCAGCTGCGAACACTGGAACAGATGGTTCGCCAATTGATGGAGACGCTGCGGCAGATACATTAGCAGATGTTATATCAGCTGCTAAAACAGTTCTTGACGGTGGAGATGTACCAGAAGAAAACAGATGGTTCGTTGCACCACCAGCTTTTTACAAGCAATTGAGAAAAGCAGGTGCTAAAATTATGGATCAATCAGTAATGGCAGATGGTGGAGCATCATCTATGAGAAATGGTATGGTAACAGATAGACCTTTATTTGGGTTTAGACTTTACTCTACAAACGCAATTGCGGTTTCAAGTGGAGCAGCTTCATCTAAAACTTTTGGATCAGCAGGTTCTAATGAATATGCTTTCCTTTATGGGCACCAAGGTGCAGTTGCTACGGCAAACCATATTGCGAAAACAGAACTTATCAGAGACCCTGATTCATTTTCAGACATCGTTAGAGGACTACACGTTTTTGGAAGAAAAATTCTAAGATCAGATGCAGTTTACTCTGGCGTTATAACAATAGGTTAATTAGGAGGATAATAGATAGATTATGGCAACTTATGATAGAACAGGTGCTGGTGGAACTACTGGACATCCGTCTAATGGTAGAACACCTTACTTAGTTGAAAATACAATTGATGTATCAGCAGTTAACAGTAGTTCAGGAACTTCAAATGGAGATATTCTTCAAGCGTTAGATATTCCTGCAGAAACTTTAATCATGGAAGCTGGAACTGAGGTAATCACTGCATTATCTAGTTCTGCTACTATGGACTTAGGTATTACTGGTGGAGACGTTGACAGATATGTTGATGGTGACACTAATGCTACTGGTTATGGAACACTTACAGCTACAGCTAGAACTGTAGTTGCTAGTGCAGATACACTAGATATATTAACAGCTGGAGCAGATTCAAGTGCGGGTAAAGTCCGTGTTTGGGCTGTCCTTTGTGATGTATCAGGTATTGATGAATCAGATAACAACTAATAAATAAATTTAAGGGGGGCTATATGTCCCCCTTAATGTACTCCCTTTACTAAATAGGAATTTTATGACAACTTATGATTTAAGAAAAAAAACTGATGCTAGTACGGGACAAAAAATTACTCTTTTAGGTAGTGGTATAGATCCATCATTTATAAATAGAGTAATAAAATTAGAACAACAAGTGGCTTCTCAAAGTGATAAACTAGATCACATTGTGAATTTACTTAATGGCATTTCAAAAGAAAAGTCAACTACTTGAAGTAATTCAAGAATACAAATCTGATAACTCTGCACTTAAAGAGCAGATTACAGATTTACAAAAGCAATTATCTAGTGCTGAATCTAGAATTAAACAATTATTAATTAAGTACGAACATTCAGTACATGATAATATTAACAAAGAGGAAGAATAATGACATCAGAAGTATTTGATATGCGAAAATATAATAAATTTAAAAAAGCTTATAAGTCAGGTGGTAATATGAAAAAAATATTAGGACCTAAAACAACAATAAAAGAAATAAATTTATTTATAAAACTTCTTAATAAACAAAATAAAAATTAATAAATGGCAACAACTTACTTAGTATTATCAAATAGAATTTTAAGAGAATTAAATGAAGTTGAAATGACTTCAACTACATTCTCTAGCAGTAGAGGTATCCAAACAGCTGTTAAAGATTTTATAAATAAATCTATTCATGATATTTATAATGAAGGTGCTGAACTTCCTCTATTACATACAACAACGACTCAAGTTCTCCAAGCAGGTGATGCGGAATATGCATTCCCATCTGATATGCGAAGAGTAGACTTTGAGTCTTTTTTTTTAAAGCCAACAGAATTAATTACTAATGGTGAGTTTACATCAAATATAAATAGTTGGACAACTATAGCAGGCAGTGGTAGTGCTGCTTATAATAGTGGTGGAAATGGTAGAGCAAGATTAAATGATTATGCTATATACCAAGCTATTTCAACTGTAAAAAATAAACAATATAAAATTCAAGTAAGAGCTTATGATACTGTAGGTACAGGTCAAGCATTTAAAATACAAGTAGGTACGGCAGCAGAAGGTACTCAAAATTTAAGTACAACATTAACTGTAACAAATTTTGGTGAGGGAAAAATTATTGATGCTACATTTACAGCTACAGCAACAACAACTTATGTAACAATAAATAATCCTACTACAGCAACAAATATGGATGTGGATTATGTAAGAGTTTCTAGAAGTGATATTACTCCTAGTAAATTAGCATATATTACATATGATACATATTTACAAACTAATAAACCTGCTGATGATGTAAATGCAAGTAGTGCGTATGGTAAACCTACAAAAGTAATTAGAAAACCTGACTACAGTTCATTTATATTAAGTCCAAAACCTAATACAGGTGAGTATACAATTAGTTATGATTACTACACTACACATACAGACTTGTCTGCACATGGTGATAATATGGGATTACCTGATAGATTTGGATCAATAATAGTTGATAGATCAAAATATTATGTATATATGTTAAGATCAGATCCTGAACATGCACAACTAGCAGATAGAGATTATCAAAGAAAATTAAAATTATTAAAATTAGATTATGGTACTCACTCAGCAGACTATATGAGAACTGATGTAATATCAGAAAGTATTGCAACAAATTTAGGTACTAGAGTAGTATCTTAGGAGATTAAATGGCAGATACTTCAGCAATAGCTCCATACACAGCAAGTTGCGGTGGTGGATTAATACTTAATAAGGATGTATATAATATGCAGCCTGGTGAAGCATTACAGCTAACTAATTTTGAACCATCAGTTGAAGGTGGATATAGAAGATTAAATGGTACTACATTATACAATTCTACAATAGTACCTCAAGTTTCTGCTTCTACAGAAAGAGTTCAAATGTCTGCAATTTTTAATGGTATTATAGTTGCAGCTAGAGGTGGTACAGTTTCTACTGGAACAACAAGTGGATCTTGGACATCTAGAGCAACAAGTAAAGGAACAGCAAATACTTATGATTTTGATAAATATAATTATAACGGGACTAATAAAATTATAATTGCAACTGGAGAAGCTGCAGCATTTACACTAGATACAAGTTATGCTGAAGATATTATAAATGCAACAGGTGGTGGAACTGCACCTACTAATCCTAAATTTGTAAAATCCTTTGCTAATCATATGTTTTATGGTGGAATGTCTAATTCAACACATAGTGTTATTTTTTCAGGACCATTTACAGAAGATGATTTTGATACAAATGCTGGTGAAATAAAAGTTGGTGATGTTGTTACAGGATTAAAAGTATTTAGGGATGAATTATTTATATTTTGTCAAAGAAAGATTTTTAAAATAACAGGAACAAGTTCTAGTAATTTTGCATTAGCGGAAGTTGCAAAGAACGTTGGTACAATAGCACATCATTCTATTCAAGAGGTAAGTGGTGACTTATTATTCTTATCTGCAGATGGAATTAGAACAGTTGCTGGTACAGAAAGAATTGGTGACGTTGAACTTGGTACAGTATCAAAACAAATACAAGATAGAATTAATGATATTACTTATGATAATGTTACTTCATTAGTTATTAGAGATAAATCTCAATATCGTTTATTTTATCCTAAAACAACAGGAGTTGAATCTAA